TATTGTTTATCAACCAGTAGAATTATCTGTAGATCCTCCAACTAATTTATTGTATGGTAATCAAGGAACTATTAATGTTACCACAAAATATGCTACAGATTCTATAACGGTCACACCAACATATAACTATGATTACGTTGGTTCTACTACAGGTTCTGCTGCTAATTTATCAGTCAATGACAGTGCTGAAATTGGGGGAACCGAATCCACTAATGGATACACTACAACAATACCTTATAATGACAGAGGACCACTAAGTGTTTCGTATGTAGTTAGGGCAACAGGTAAGTTAGGTAATTTTAAAGAAGAGTCATTTACTGTACCGATTATTATTGACGATACTCCGGAAAATTTAAATATTCCAGAAAGTGAGGATTTAATAAAAGATCAGACCCCTGTTGTTTCACCAGAGGTAGAAGTTTTATCTGAGTTAATCTTAATTGATGATGTTGATATTAAAGTAGAGATTAAATCAAACTATCCAATTCAAGTTGATTTAAATCAAGATGATGATTGGAAAGATGTTCGTCAACTTTAACATCATAGATAAATACTAACACTGGGATACACTGTAAGAGGAATGGCATTTTCATTTGCACCAAATAATGAACCACTTTACGTATCCGAAGGCGATTACGTTCAGTTTAAATTTAAAGCGCCACCTAGTTGGAATACAACGCAAACAGTTACTATTCAGGTTGGCGATCTTGTTCAATATTGGTTAATCACAACCATTCCTGAAGATTTCACACCAGATCCATTTCCACTACAAGGATTTGAAGATGCTGAGTTGGATACTTTGTATACTTTTGGTGATGGAAGTAGACCAGGTGAAGTGATACCTACTATCAGTGGATTAACACCAACAACACAAGCACCTGTTGCTATTTCTGGTAATGTTCCAATTCCAAGTGGAGCGTCTATTACTGATTATGTTGCGCTACGTATTGATTATAATGGTGATGGAACATGGGATACTGGATGGATTGCCGCTGATGGCACTCAAAGTGTTGAAAATGGTGCTAGAATTCAGGTAAGGGGTAGAACTTCTACTTTCTACACTCAGTTTATGAATATAAGTTTGGTAATTGGAACTGCCAATGAGACTTGGAAAGTAAGGAATGAAGCAGTTCCTGGAAACAATGCTATACCATTTCCAGATTTTACAGACTTAGATCCTGTTGAAGTAGATACTCTTATCTATAGTGAAGTATTAAGAGTACAGGGAATGAATGAGGATGGATCTATTAGTCTTAGTAATGGTGGAGAATATTTATTATCTTTGACTAGTAATACATCTACAAATGCTGATGGATATGAAGTATTATCTGGTTCTGGTTGGGGTACTAGTGGAACTGTCAGTAATGGTGACTATTTACAATTGAGAGTTTTAAGTCCATCAACTAATTTAACTCCAAAATCGACGGATTTGTCTATTGCTGATGATGCCAATGGATCAAATTGGACTGTTACTACAGGAGTAGCATCTGATACTACTCCGTCTAATTTCTCATTTACAGATCAAACTGGAGTTCTTACAGATACATTAATTGGATCAGATCAGCAACCTGGTTCTGGCATCACTGGGTTAACTGCTGGGTTGTCTGTACCTGTGGAGGTTGTTTCTACAGATTCTAGTTTAGTTCGTGTACAGGTTAATAATGGATCTATTGGTGTATTCCCAACATCTGTACAAAATGGCGATAAATTATTCATCTATCTACAGTCTGCTCCCACATTTAATGCAGTTAGGGAACTTCAGATCAGTGTTGGTGATAGAGATATATCAACATGGACTGTTATAACAGGTAGTGGACCAGATAGTGACGCTACATTTAATATTCCATCAAATTTAATTAATCAAATTCCTGGAACATATGTAAGTAGTTCTCCGGTTACTGTTGCTGGCATTAATGTACCTATTACTATTAATGCTACAAATGGATCATTGATTTCCATTGATGGCGATGCACCAGTTACTGGTCCTAGAACGTTTGATCCCAATGTAAATACTTCATTTACCGTGGTAAGTTTAGTACCATCAAATCTTAATACTACACAAGGTACAACAGTAACGGTTGGAACAGGATCGTTAAACAACCCTTTTACGTGGACGGTATCTAGTTATGCTTCAGCACCACTTCCAGCAAATAATTTAGGTGTTTGGTATAGTAAGAAAGTTGAAAAATTTGATGGTTATCCAATTGGCACTGTATTGCCAATTTTAAAAGATAATCTTGGAACTTATGGTGATCTTGATGGATCTCTTGGTGATAGATATCCTGGATTTATTTCATGTGATGGTAGAGCCTTAGATACAACACTATATTTCATGCTATTTGATGTTATTAAATACACTTATGGTGGGTCTGGTTCTAATTTTAATCTTCCTGATTATAGAAACAGAAGACTATGTGGTACTGGACAAGTTGATGCTAGTAGAGGTAATTCGGTTTCACAACCCATATCAAGTGGTGGATCTATTTTTGGTGTTGGTAATGAAGGTGGATTTTGGTATTTTGATAAAGTAGATGTTTTAGGTACTGATCCATTAGAGCAAATTCAAGGAACTGGTACTACAGGTTTAGATAGTGAGTATTTTACTCTTGGTACAGTAAAATTAGCGGGATTGGAAACAGTAACAGACGATATTGTATTTGCTATTGTTGGTACTGTTGTTGGACAGATTGGTCCATTAGAAGATGTTCTTGTACAAGCTCCTCAACATGATCATGCTTATCTTGCTGCAGTTGTCGATGGAGATGGTGGAGACCCTCTTATACCATGGGGTCCACCAGCTGGTAGGGGTATGTTTGGTTATGGTGGCGAATCTACACAAGAAGGAACTGTAACTAATAATCTTAATACACAAGCAGGACTATGGGAAGATTTCCTGGAAGATCTTGGTGGTGGTAAATTTAAGGCAGAACTGAACAAATATTATGGAGATGGATTTAATTTACGACAATGGGCACTGGAGAACTTACAAACAGGAACATCAGAAGTTAACTATGAAGTAGACGGTGGTAGTTTCCCACTCTTCTATGTTTCAAATGCTGTTTCTTTCAAAGATAAAGATGATGATGCTACAACAGAAGTTGATTTTATGACTTGGTGGTTATCTCCAGCTAGTGGTTTGAGTGGAGCAGATTTGAATACTATAGCAAGTGGTGCTAACGAAGTTGCTGCTATCGTTGATACAGAACCTCTTCGCTTTACAATTGATAGTTACTTACCAGTTAGTGGAAATACAAATAGTCACAGTCATTTCTTAACGCTAGATCCCATTCAAAATATACAATCTGATTTTAGTGGTGGCAATAATAGTGGCGCTGGTACTCTTGCGGCACCAGATGGATCTGGATTAGGAAATGGTGCTACTTCTATTAATTTAATATTCAACCAAACTGAAATCTTTATGGATATGACAGACGCTATATTTACATGGAATAAAAGTTTTGCCAAACCATTTCCATCTGTTACAATGGAACCACAGATACAAGTTCCAATTATCAACCCTTTCCACAAGACTAAATATATTATCAAAGCTTATTGATTATGTCATCATTGCCTGATTATAGACCACATGAATTGATGTATGATAAAAATATCACCCATTGTGAATTTGACGATTTTATAGGGGTATGGAAAAATTTCATGCCTCGTCCCTTATGTGAAGAAATTCGTGAATTTGTAGACAATCAAATTGATCAAGCATGTGTTGTCAATCCAAGTCTTAAAATACAAGAATATGGCGCTCCTGATCATGTGATCAGGTCCGAAGATGTATATGGTGGACAATTAAATCGAAACGATTTTGCGATGGTCATGAATTATGCAAATAGAGATCTTTGCTTAAAAATCAATTCAATTTTAAGATGTTGTGTAAAACATTATGTTTCAGAATATCAATCTTTGATTAAAACAAAAATGATTTCTTCTGATATTAAAATACAGAAAACTCCTCCTGGTGGTGGTTATCATCTTTGGCACTATGAAAATTCTGATGAGACACATGCTAGTAGAGAATTAGTCTGGATGATTTATCTTAATGATATGCCAGATGGTGAAGCTGAAACAGAATTTTTTCATCAAAGACGTAGAATCAAACCTACTGCTGGAACTGTAGTTATCTGGCCAGCAGGATTTACTCATACACATAAAGGAAATACTGTACTTACTCAAGATAAATATATTTTGACAGGATGGTACATTAAACGTAATTAACTCTCATGGAACAAAGAATCGCTCTCATACAAGTTGATTTTGCTAATAATACCATTATAGATGGTGCTTCTGCATCATCTGGATTTAAATTGCTTGGAGATTTTAACGGCAAAAGATATAAAATGGATGAGGAAATTAAGAATAAGTTTCTTAATACAAAAATTTCTGAGTTTTGGCATACCGACAAAGATTTACTTGAGTATTTTCAATACTTTAATGACGATACATATTTCTGTCAAAGAAAACGAGTGAAGTATGATTTTAATACAGAGAGTACATATCTTCAAACTTATAAGTTTACTGGTGCCAGTTCTCAAGAAGCAAAAGAACTATATGAGTTAATAGATACTTTCTTTCAAGTCGTACAAGAAGTAAAAAATGCTAAGGTCAATGAGGTAGTTGCTGGTATTGATCAAGAAGCAGCATTTTTTGAGCAACGTCAGTTTAAATTAAAAAGACAAAAGCGTGAAATGTTGAGTCTTTCTGATTGGAGAATTCTCCCTGATATAGAAGATAGTTATGAAGGCGAGAAAGACGCTTGGATTACTTGGAGAAAATGGATTAGAGAACACTCTACACCAAGTCCTGCAGACTCAGAATTTCATAACTCTGGATTGGAATACTTTAAGTATACTTACAATCTTAAGTTTCCAATTGATCCGATTAAGTATAGAAAGATGTATCCGGAAGGTAAATTGGAAGATGGTGTAACTGATGCTCCAGTATTCATGGATATTAATGATACAAATCAGTGGGTAAAACATGATTCTCAGGCATCTACTGACTTCTTTAAGAATAGAGAAGTTAACATGTTTAACTTAGCGCAAAGAGGAATAGCTCCAACCAGAAAAGTTACTAAGAAAGTACTAGATCTAATGAAAGAGTTGAACATTAATGAAGACGTGGAAGTTGATTGGACAAATTACTTTGTTGATGAAAATGAACTATGATATATGAGATTGATTTACTAAATTATGAACAACTAACATATATCAGTCAATATTTTAATTACTTAACGTTCAAGGATGGTAAGATTAGTAATCCATCTGCAGATAAATGCTGCCAAACAGTATTTGATGGACCGGGACATTATGATCTAAACATGTATTGTCGTGATATAATATTACGTACAGTTCCCTTACATGTATCTGAAATGTCGCAAATATATTTTGTAAAATATGGTGTGGGAGACAAATATGAAGATCATTATGATGCTAATCCATGTGGTGGTGTGAGATCAGATTATAGTATGACTTGTTTTCTCAATGATGATTATGATGGGGGAGAGTTGGTGATAGAGAATGGGAGAAATATCAAATTATCTAAAGGCAAAGCAGTGTTATATCCAGGAAATCTATTGCATCGTGTGAATGAAGTTAAGTTTGGGACTAGAAATGTTTTTATTGGATGGATACAGACACAATGAATGATATTATACAATATAATGATTTTTTTTCTTTTAATGATGTTAGGAAGATACAGTCTAAAGTAGAAGAATCTAAATGGAGATTTGGTCATGGGTCACATGTTGACAAATATAATAGACCAGATAGTATTCCATTTTGGCGTATGGATTTTTTAGAAGATTCATATTTTTCTGATTATCTTCTAAATATCATTAGGGAAAAAACCCATCAAGATTATGATCTATATGATGTATATGCTAATGGTCACACGTTTGGTACTCAAGGAGAGTTTCACGTTGACTGGTATGAATCGAATGGTAGAACTCTAGTATACTATGTAAACCCTACATGGAGACCAGAGTGGGGAGGAAAAACTATATTTCTCCGCAATCAAAATGAATTGGAATATAAAAACCCTATTCCAAATTCTGCTATTCTTTTCCCCGGTGAAATACCACACATGGCAGAGGGAACATCTAGATTATTTACTGGGTTGAGAGTAACTGTTGCTTGGAAACTAATACTAAAATGAACTCATCTTACGACGCATTCTACTTTGATAATTTTATTGAGAATTACGCTGTTCTCAAAGGCAAAGCGATATTATATCTCAGATCGACTGGTTGGAATGCCAGTTCTGATGTAGATGCTATTAATGCCTCACAAAAACTGTATAAAGATATTCTTCCTACTGATCTGTGGACTCTTCTAACGAACTCTGAGCACGTATTTGTTGAGGTAGATGATTTTGATGATATGTTAAATTTCTTGGAGTCAAATCTACCAGATAGTCAGGAGAGTGTTACTACACCAGAAAATTACATTTTCTATTCTCTTGCTAACTCTATTGGTCAAATCGTAATGACAAACGAATGATGTTCTCAGATAACTTTCACATTGTAGAGAAATACAATGTAAACACACAAGAGCATGTTTCGACAATCGAGATGATGCCACGAAGATTTACATGTTTGGTTGATTCTGCATATCTTCCGGACATGGAATCTGATATGATTATCAAATTAAATAAATTATTTAATTACAAACAAAAACACACAACAGACTACAACTACGTTTTTGACAAATATCTTTATATTGAGCATAAAGATAATAATATAATGTCATATTATTGTAAAAATCCAATTCGATTCTCTACTGTTGAACATCCTATTGTTTGGAATAAATTTATTAGTGAGATTGGTAATGACAATATCTTAGATTTTAGAACTAAGATTAGAAGCATTACTAACAATCATGATGCGATGGAAGAAGTAATAATGGGTATGTCATATAACTCATATGGCGTCGTTACTCAAGTTTCTGTCTGGGATGGTCATTACAACTTTGATGTACCGGAGAATTCTTTCCTAACAGAATTGTATCGTCTTCTTACCAAAAGATATGATATTTGTAAAGGAGTTGTATCTCTATTGACAGATAGTACAGATATTAAATTACATTTAGCATTCAGTTATCCAGAGATTTTTGATAATGATGATGAATTGTTTTTAAACAAGACTGTTAAGAATACAAATATTGCTGATGGTATTCTTGATCTGCTCTCTCGTGAGGGTGGACTGGAACTTATTACTAATGAACAGAAAGACTATATCAGATCAATTTGCGTTGGTCAATCCACATTTGAATTGGAGTATATTATTGATGTTAACGGAAATATTAAAGATCTTTATGTCCACCAATGCCGTTTGAGACAATTTGAGGACTTGACAGTAGGTTGACACCTGTGCTATGGTAGCAGAGCGTCCGTCGAACCCCATGGATTGGAATAGTACCACAAAACACGAGAAACGTAAAGATGCGTTCTATATCTTCTATGAGAGCGTTCTCAAACCAGACTATCAGCTACGTCAGGACGCACATGATCAGCAATGCTATCATGAGTTGTTAGAATGGCGTAGTGAGATCATTGAATACCTTGACAAACGTCGTAATGAAGACTTTAATGAAAACTGAAATCAACTGGAAAAATGAGTATTCAAAACAGCGTAAAGATCGTATGCAAGATGCGATCGATGATTACCTCAACGATGATAAAGTATCAGCACGACAAACGTATGAAGAGATGCTATCTGGCGTCGATGATGTGATAGAATATCACAAGACAGCATACTGTCGTGCTATGTCTCTTCGAGATCTTATGACCGGCAACACTGCTCTTAACCTAGACCACCGTATTCCTGAACGCTACTAATGACTGAAGAAGACTTTAAACAAGCAATCAACAACATGTTGATGATGCAGAATAACAATGATTCTAACTTTCAGATTTTACAAGCACAGATTGACAATCTCCAACGTCAATTAAATCAGTTGAATGACTTGAAAGAGATGTTCCGTCTTCCTAAAGTAGAGAATCAAAATCGTCAACCATTTGAAGAGGTTGACGAGTGAAATTTACTCGTGGTATGAAGGTTCAGTATCACGCCACCACAGGGTGGGTAGACTTTATCAGTGATAGGTATATCACTATTTGTTATGTCGATCGACCTGACCCATCATGTCGTCATGGTCGTTATCAGTCAACTTTATGTGTTTTTCGAGAGTTTTGGGATGAAGTACGCAGTTGTGTGGATGAAGAACAAGAAGAAGGGGCAAGCGAAACAGCAAGCGATCTTCTATAACTTAGATGATGCTAGCATGTGGGAACAACACATTAACAAAACAGAACACGCTAAAACTAACATCATCCCTATCTTTAGTGATCAATGATAGACACTTTTTCTGTGCGCCAACTTAGAATTGACGATCTAATATTAAATGAGATGATTGATGAGTTGGACCTGATAGGTGACTGGAAGCAAGCATTAACTTTTAATCAAAATTCTAATTGGAGATCTACTAAAGTTAAGTTTATTGATTCATCTCATTACATTGGAGAACTTTGTTACGACAACGTAATGGATGTCAACCTAGAGATGTATAATTACGACATTTGTCAATTTGATAACAACCAATTCCAATATGCACATTACAATGTAAATGATTACTATAAATGGCATGTTGATGCTATTGATACTAAGAAGATTGTTCGTAGATCTTCTGTCCGAAAACTCTCGTTTTCATTAGTTTTAAATGATGATTACGAGGGTGGTGTACTACAAATAGCAACACCACAAACACCAGACTCAGAAGATCCATATCATATTTTCTCTGTGCCTAAAAAACGTGGCACATTGATAGTTTTTTCTAGTCACATTTTACATCAGGTAACTCCAGTGACACATGGTATCAGAAAAAGCATCGTTGGATGGTTCACTGGTCCACCACTTCGTTAACTGGACTAGGGGGTTGACACAGACCTCAAACTGGTGTATATTAGGTTCATGGGAGAGGAAGCGCCCTAAAGACTCCACTGTACAACGGGCAATTAAGTCCGAGACATTCAAAAGTAAAAACAAATGAAAAAATTCTGGTCAGAAGTACTCCTTCTTCCTTTCACGACTAACTCTCAGGATAATCCTCTTCATGAGAATCAAGTCATGGCATTGCTTGACAAGTTTGGTTACAAATACGTTTGGCAACCAAATGGTCCTCAGAACTCTCCTGATTTCCGTGTAACTCTTGACAACGGCAAGACTGTTGACATTGAGTGTAAGTCTTCTAAGCAAGCATATCCCACATATAATGGTGGTTTGCCTAAGTCAGGCACTGTTTATGTATTCAGTTCATCCAAATACAACGAGACTACCATCTATTTTTCAGATGATGTAGTTTCTAATCGTAAGCGTGAATTGTTCGCTTGTCTGATTGCTGAACTTCAGTTAGTTCTTGACAAGTATCAAGCGATGCCAGAGTGGCAGGATGACAACCGTGGATTTAATTTTTACATTCGTAACATGTTCACTCAATCTGGTGGTTGGAAGCGTACCAACTATTTCAAGCACTCTGATCGTCAACTTTGTGAGTCTAATGTTCTCAATTTTAACTGGTAACTGCCAATCTGTTCTCTCCACTTATGGGGAGAACTTTTTTCATTCTTGTATTACTGACCCTCCGTATGGTATGGGTATGGATCATTGGGATCATTCTGTTCCTGATGTAGACATCTGGCGTGAAGTATATCGTACACTTCGCCCTGGTGCGTTCTGTCTTGCGTTCTGTTCTCCTGAATTGTATCATAGACTCGCATGTAATGTAGAAGACGCGGGATTTATCATTAAAGACCAGATCATGTGGATGACTACCACCAAGATGCCCAAGTATAATAAACTTAAACCCGCACACGAACCCATTGTCGTAGCACAGAAACCGTACAAAGGTACGCTCAAGGATAACTTTGAGGAATGGGGATGCGGAATGATTGATACAACTAACACTCGTATTCCGTGGGATAAGAAACCTCCTACTGGTTGGGTGGCACAAGGTGCTAAACGTCGCACATTTGGTAAAGATGGTAAAACTACAGGTACACAGAAAGAGTATGGAACTGTAGATGCTAATCCTGATGGACGCTATCCATCAAATATCATTGGTGATGTACAACATGAGCATCAAAAGTATTTCTATGCTCCTCGTGCCACACGTAAAGAGAAGGGACAAGATAACGATCATCCTACAGTTAAACCCGTGAGTTTGATGGAGTATCTTATCAAAATCTATTCTCCCATTAATTCTACCGTACTTGACCCATTTTGTGGCAGTGGAACAACTGGCGTTGCTGCTCTAGGTATTGATAGAAACTTCATTGGAATTGATTCTGATGAGCACTATTGCCAAATCGCATCAGATCGACTAAGATCAGTGTGTCCTGAGACCCCTCCACAATCGCCCACAAGCGTCTTGAACCACTTATGACTGACCAGACTATAGAAGTGCCTCTAACGCCCTCTGAGATCCGATACGTGATGGATCTTATGGTTGGGTGTCCTCTCGGATATTCAACCGACTGTATGGTAAAGAATGGAATCAACGATGCTGCCCTTTACAACCAGTTTGAGAACTGTCTACCAAACGCGCACAGCACCCCATAACCGTGTATATTAAGAGAGTCAAAGGAACACACCACATGCAACTCACCACACTCGTCACCACAGTTGACTTCTTTCCTGAAGCATTCATCGCTGAAGAGTCTGGCACTGTCGTCAAGCGTTTCCAGAAGCGTGTCACATGGAATGCTAACGGTCTCAAGTCTTACAGCACTGTCACCATGCTCACTGCTAAAAATGAGTGGGCAGAGCGTATCGCTAACGGTGCTGAGGTAACTAACTACAACGTTGAGCAGATGCCTCGCTCTGAGTACACCCCGATGGCAGTTTGATGAGAGGTACAGGTACTCAGTTTCTCCTAAGTGGCATTATTGCCTTTGTCACTATCACATGCTATCTGCTATTCTTAGCACAGCGTGATGCCAAGATGATGAACTACTATGACTCAACCATTCAACAAGGGACTACACATGTTCACTAAAGACGACCACAATTTTCTTGATATGTTGTTTGGTAAGTTCACCAAGCATATTGACACTGATATGTTTGATCTCCATGATGATGACACTGCTGGTATGGATGCATTAGAACTACGAGCAGCAGAACTTGAGATGACTGTTGATGAGATGCTCCATGCTGATCTTTAATGACAGAACTACCATCTGATTTCCCACACTCTGCTCCCAAAGGTTTCACTTATGAGATTCATGAACATAAGTCCAACGTCGTTGGCATTTGGATTCGGAATCATGCTCGGTTTAGTTACACTAATGAGCCTGTCCGATCGATCTGGGGATTCTACAACACAAAAAAGCAATGTTACATTGCCCCAATTAACCACAAACGTCCAGGTAAAACTGTAGACGTAAGCAACACTACGGCATACTCTGCTATGCCACTACTCAAATCATTTGTATCAACTGACTAATCATGTCTATTTCAGAAGTAATGCTCGACCGTTGGATTCTTGAGAACATCGATGATGCTCAACCAGCGTGGGATATTGTAGAAGACTTTGACAAGGTGAATAAGAACTGGCGTCAGAGTGCTAGTGATGAACTATCACCAGAAGCATTGGATCTACTATGAATGAAACTCGATAGTAAAGCAAGAGTATTAGGCAGCGTTGGTGTTATCACTGCCTATTTTGTGATTCTTCATGTGAATGTGATCGCTGGTGTGATGTTGAATTGTGTTGCTGATCTGATTAGCATCCCATACTTCATCAGAACAAAATCATGGGATGTGGTGATCATGGTAGTCTTCCTATTCATGATCAGCATGTCTCGACTGACCACTCAGTGAACTGTCCACTCTACCCACACAGGGCACTCAAATGTCCTATACTATATTCATCAGCACGGGACACACCACATGACAGTCACAGTCGTCAAGCACTCACACTACAAGATCGAGGTCAAGACTATCGCGTCTCCACAGCACCCTATCACCTACTTCCGCAAGTGTGGCAAGTGTACGACTCACAAGGGCATGGAGAGGCAGATGGAGCGCATGGTGCAGGAGGCATGTGACGCATGGAGAAACTATGAGATCAAGAGTTTCACCGTCTCCCGTGTGCCAGCGACCGAAGTGCCCACCAACTGATCCACTGGGCACCAGATGCCCTATACTAAGTTCAACAAACAAACACACCATGCCTGCCACCGTCACCTTCGCTGAATACGCTGCCGCTGCTGAGGCACGTAATGACATCAACCAAGCGATCCTAGGGCACACATTCCGTCTCTGTCAAGCACTAGAGCAAGACTTCGTTAACGAGTCTATCCGTCGTGCTGAGTTCTTTGCTACCAGCAACCCTGATAACAAAGAATTCTATGAGAACAAGATTGCTGACCTTAAGGCTAACATTGGTACGTATCAGTTCAGTGTTGACACTGGTCGTAAGTATCACAAGGTGATGATGACTACTGATGGTAATTCACGTAGTGTTCACTGCTTCATTGATAAGAAGACTGGTGAAGTATACAAAGCAGCGAGCGTCAAAGCACCTGCTAAGGGAGTGCGTTTCAACATGCTGATCATCAAAGAGCGTGAATTCATGCTTGCTCATGCTGATTGGGCAGGTGGTTATCTCTACCGTAACGCACAATATGTCGCTTGACATTCAGTCCAATACATAGTATACTAAATTCACCCTGCTTTCACTCCCATGTTCTATCTCGTTG